TGTGGATACAAACTTATCCTGGCATAAATATATATATAAAAGCACCCTGTTGTTTTAATTTTGGTCAATCGTAACCCGCATATTATAGAACGCTACACCGGATTAAAGCCTATCAATTGTATGATCAAGTTTAATAAAAAGTTGTTTTAATTCATCTATTTGCTTTGAATAATCTAGTTGTGATAACTGCATGTTTTCTAAATGTTTTTCTAAACATTCACGAATAAATATATAATCTTTTTTAATTAAAACACCTTTATTTCGATTATAAGAAACAGTTGAATAAATCGGATTGAATCTACTCATTTTCATAAGCCTTTATTTTTTTAATTAAATCTCTAACAAGCACATATTGTTCAATTTCATAAATATTCTGAGAATCAAGATAACCTGAAAGATCATCTAAATCTGTTTCTAAAATATCAATTAGGTACTCTAATTCTTTTTCAGTTAATTCAATCATTAATGATCTCCAGTCAGTTCGCGCCCATTCGGGACGCTCTGCCCCTTTCTTTTAGAAGCAGATGGGAGCTTGTAATCAGGGAAAAGAGGTGTTAAAAATCAACTACCTCGGTTCGCTCGTAGACACTCGCTGTGCTAAGGTTGTGAAATATGAAAAAGATTCTTTTGTTGTTGCTCATATCTTCTAATCTGCATGCAACAGAGCTAACAGAACGTCCAAAATATAAAGTTGAATATGATCCTAAAACACAAACTATAAAAATATTATCTAAAACAAATGGCAATAAAGCATGTGACAAAAAAGCCACCAGCAATTCCACAAAAGTACTTATAGAAAAAAGCTTAAAAGATAGAAGCAAAAAAACCATAATTAATTTTACCTGCTTTGATTAAATCAAACCCATCTCCTTAGCCTGCTGATATTTTGCAATTTCTTCCGGTGTCAGTTGAACTTGTTGAACAGTCTGTTCAGTATCTTGTTGATTAATTTCCGTAGGATAGTTTTGAAAAGCCATTGCATTTTGATTGTTCCTATAAGGATTAAATGGACGATCTCCAGCCATAACGCGCTTGCATAAGTCTTTTGGAGCATCATGTAAAATTGTGCCTTGTGTGTCATAGGCCACACCATTAAAACATCCCGAAAATACCTGGTGCGCTGTCACTGGTGGAGCTTGCATATATGAATAGTCGAATGGATCAGAAGCGCGATAGCTAGCTGTGACCATTTCAAGCGTGTTGAGGTTTTGAGATAAATTAACCGCGTCGCGTTTTTCAGGATTCTTTAAGTCACGGTATTGCTCAACAGTCAAACCCAAACTTTCAGCATTAATTTTATCTAAAGCTAGTTTTGTTGGATCATCAGCTGATAATTCAACTGCAACAGCTTCAGGATGAATAGGTACTTCCTGGGCTTGTTCATTTTTTCCAAATAAACCGAAAAATCCGTTTTCACTTCCTTTAGCTATAGCAGCTCCAAAAATTAAAATAGGTGCGAGTGCAAAAGCATAGTATTTTTTTGGGAAGTATTTTTGGACGTTATGTTCTTCAGCAGAATTGTAGAACTTGTATAAATGTTTAGGGAAGCGCCACATTTTTTTGACTAAAGCAGTATCAGCAACAGATTTGCCCCAGGTGGTCATAGCTTCACCAAACGTCCAGATTGTTGCAGCTTCCATGCCGAACTTTCTGCGCATAACATGATGTATTGTGACGTTGCCCAAAACATCTTTATTCAATTTTGTTGGATTCTGACTAACTAGAACAATTTCCTGGCCAAAGTGCCGATGCATAGACATTGATAAACCAATATCCATGATCTTTTCTTTTTCATCTTTAATAGCTTTTGAATAAAGCTTTTCAGTTTCAGAGTACAAAGACTTTCGTTTTGTATCTGAAATATCAGTCATTGCATTAATTCTGCGTAGCTCATTTTCCCAGTACTCAATTTTAAAGTTGCGCAATAAATCACGTTCTGCAAAAGCCGGATGCTCGTGAGCTTCATCAAAAATGAGTACAGCGCCATTAGGTAAATCGCGCCAATCGAAAGGTTTTAATATATTTGATTCAATCACACGGACACCAGTGATCTTAATGCCGATAATGTTTGTGTAAACTTCTCTACCTTGATTGAGGAAGTCTAAAGCCAACTCCATGCACTTTAAAGTTTTTCCTGTCCCGACTGGAGCTGTGATTAGAATAGCCATAATTTCTCCTTAGGAAATGCAACAGCCGACGGCTGCGGTCGTCGTTCCTCCTTCTAGCCTTTCGGCTGTTAGCCTTTCCCTAAGGCTAATTTTGAGGATTTAATAAAAGCAGCTGTACCAATCGCAGACATGAGAACAGATAAAGCCTGGGGAATTTTTAAAAGCCCAAGTACACCAATGATATTAGAAGGTAAATTTCCATATAGACCCATCATTTCAGCCTGGGCAGCTGAGACCATGTCATTGATAAATGTATAAGATACAAAAGCCAAACCTGCACCAAGCAAGAGCTTGGCAACAAGTGAGGAAGCAAAAGCGGCTAGAATTGTGACTAAAATTGCTGGCATTATGATCTACTCACTATGATATAAGCGCCCATACAATAGGCAGCAATTAAGATGAAATTACCGAACAGGGATAAGTAATAGCACCATTGAGCAAAGCTGAATGTTTTAGAAAATCCACCAGCGAAGCCAGGTAGAGAAATTGTCATATCAGCAGGACATGAAGCAGAGGAGCCGAATAAATTTGTTTGAAAAGAATGCTGTGTTAATTCACGTTCAGGAACTGCGTCAGTACCAAAAGGATTATCGCCAATTCCAGAACCTTCACCCTCACCAGTGAGCCAATCTTTGAGATCAGAAAGCATTGAATTTCCTTCATCAATCTTTTGGTTTGTTTCAGTTAAATCTGTGCCTTCACCTGTGCCACCATCAGAGCCTCCGTCCTGATCCATCTTGCCTAAAATGGCATCTAATTTATTTGATAAAACAGAAGTCATATTTTTAATGACATTTTCAAGACTATCTAAATTAATAATGGTGTTGGTTGTGGTGTTGGTTGTGGTGTTGGTTGTGGTGTTGTTAATAGTATTTCCACCACTGTCAGTTGAACTAGTTGAAGTACTTTGGCTTGTTGAAGTACTTGTGCTTTCACTCTGGGAAGTATTTTGTGGTGGTGGACCGTTGGGGTCAGCTGGATCAGGTGTAGCTGGGTCAGGTGTTGGTGGTCCGCTTGGGTCAGGTGTTGGTGGTGGTGGTGTTGTGCCACAATCTTGGCCTGTAGATATGGCGTCACAAGTCATACCTGGCTCCATATCAACATCGACACAGGCACGTAAACGATACTGGCAGCCGGCTACACAAACATAAGTTTTTGAATTAACACCGACTTTTAAAACTTTTTCAGTTGCAGAGGGACAAGATTGTTCAACAAGCGTAACTATAAATGAAGAAAGATGAGGTGAATCAGGTGTAGAAGAATAATAACAATAAGCAGCAGTAGCAGGACCATTAACCTCAACATCTACAAAATACTTGCCTAATGCAGCTGTACCATTTCGACAAGCCTGGAGTGCTGATGAAGCTAAGGATGAAGAATAAGGATTAGACCAAAGCATAGCTGCATTAGTATAAATAGGAAAAAGTAAAATAAAGAAAATTAAATATTTAAACGCTTTCATAAAAACTCCTAAATATTTAATTTCTTATTTAAATAGACGATAAAAAGCCAAGAAAACAACAGCCAAAATAATCCAGTTCAGATCAGATTCTGTCATTTTCTTGGCTCCAAAATTAGCGGCTGAAGAAGCCGATAACTTTACGGGCACTGAAGATAACTACAGCGATACCTAAAATAAATAAAGCAGCTGTTTCAATATTTGATTCAGCAGCGTTACCAGTTAAGGCAGTTGTTACATCCAATGCATTGGCATTGCTGGACATAAGCGCAGTTGAAGCAACAGCACCTAAGCCATAAGTACCAATATTTTTACGGTTAATTAACGCCAAGCGGTTTTGTTCTGTTTTTTTCATGTCATTTCTCCTAGACATTGAACATGCGCATTATTTTTTTAACGATAAAGACTAGCGCGAAAATCCCTATCGTCCACTCAAGAATGGAATCCCGATCTTGAGCAGTTAGTTCAGGCAAGAACTTGGATTCTTGCCATTCCATGCATACTTGTGCTGTCCCTTCCTGGGGTGGAGTTAAGGTTTTGCACTCGTAAGACATTTTTTAAAATCCTTAAGCCTTAACAGCAGCTTTTTCAGGGATTAAATTAATTAAAATAGTTTTGACATCTCGACCATTTGAAACTTGCTGCATTACTGCTTTAGCCTTAAAAGGAGGATCTAGATGTTCAATTGAGTCGTAATTAGAAGCAGCTCCCCAGGTGTACTCAGTTGAAATAATTCCCTTTGAACGTTCACCAGCAAGCATCTGTGTTTCGATATAAACTTTCGTTGAATCATAAGGTTTACCGTTCATTTCACCTTTAGATGCCTTAAAAGCAGTTACAACGACGTTTGATTCAAATTGCATGGACAAATTCCTTATAAGCAGAATGGTTCACAAGCGGAACACCCACGAAAAGCGGTAATTCATCACTTGAACTTTGGATTGGTTGATTAAGACGAATAGACTGCATGACAGCAGCATGTGAAAACTTTAGACGCTTTGGTATTTCATCTTTTTCAGAAGAAAGCATCTGGATTAATTCTTGAGGTTCAATGATCTTGGAAAACTGGCGAATGTACTTGCCAAACTGATCTTTAACAATTTCCATCGCCCGATCCCAATTGATCTGAGATTGTTTTTTTACGATTTCTGTTTTTGCTGGGGTTACAAAGTCTTGTTCTAATTGTTTGGCCAGCCATTCAAAGCATGGATAAGCGCCGAGAAAATATTTAGACGGTGAAAGCAAAATATCGAGAGGAATATAACGATCCTTAGATTTAAACTCGACTTCAGCACGTGTCCAGGGACTTAATGGACTTCCCTCTTTTTTTCCGCGTTCATAGATACGGCAATATTTTCCGCTGGTACGATCACCGACACTAAAAGTACGACCTTTTCCGCTTGGACGCTTCCAGGCACCGTGTTTTTCTACTTTCGGTTGACGACCACCACACCAAAAGCCACCAACGTCATCCCAATCATCAGCAATATCAACAGTGATGTATTTCCCTTCAAAATCATCATAAGCCAAGTCACAACGGGTTATTTTTGGTTTTACGCAACCAAACTCAACTTGATTAACGACTTTATAAGAGTTCAAAAATTCATATAAGCGATGTTGCCAACCCTTGCGAGCTAAGGCACAGCCAGTACCATTAATCTGGATAGAGATACGTTTTGAGCTATGGCCATACAAGACCATGCCCATCATGTCCTGGAGTTCATAAGAAAACTTGTAATTGTGCATCCCCTTTTCACGCTTCTGGGAAAGACCGAAGCCGAAAATCTCATAAAGATGGTGATCTAAAAAATTCTCAATAGCATGGGTTAAAGAGGATTCAACATGGTCCGGGTCTAAAGAGTAATATTCAGCGCCAAGAGTAGATTGGCAGAAACTGAAAGTAATCCAGTCATGAGAAGCAATGCCGTATTCGTCAGATGGGACAGAATGCAGGATCGGTTGATTCCCCTTATCGGTAAGAATCATCTTGCAATTGTCTAGGCGACGAGGAAAGGTGAATTCATCATATTTTAGGCGAGGGTCAGATGCCGTTACCCNCATATTATAAATTGGGGGTAGAAAAATCAGTTAAGCGAGTGGAGATCAGCAGAGAAAAAAGTATTTAAAGGGCTTTCTACTGTGTTTTCACGGGTTTTGATTGCTTTTTTGAACAGTATTATTAGACATCATTATTACCCCAGGCAACGAGTTAAATGAAAACTCATAAAGCTTTTATGAAATAACGAAGAACATTTTGGACATTCAACAATGTCGATCTGGTGAACAAAGCGAATAATCATCAGCAGCCCCCTAGAAAGTCATCAGACCAAAAACCATTCGCAAACAGAGAAAGACGACCAGTAAGAATTAGTAAAAATATAAGAAGGCTGTAAGGCATATGGATTGTGTTTAAACATCAGCAGTCCCCCATTTCATCTTCTAATTCACGGTTTGTTTTTTTATATAAATCTGCATGAGCATCTATCAATGAATAGTCATAGGCCATTTCAGAAGCCACCAAAGCAAGATGCTCTAAACAACGTTCTGTAGAGTGAGCAGGAACAAAAGCATCAAGACAATCTTGACCGTGCTGAGAAACTAGCTCTGCTACCCGGTTAAAAGCTGCCTGGGTGAAGTCTTGAGGATTTTTATAATTTAGTTCCATGTAACAACATCACATGTAATGATTTTGCAGAAACATAACACAATCACACGTAACAATACAACATGTGACAAAATAATATTGTCACAAAGAACATTGTTGAGTTACTTAAATGAGAAAATCAGATCTTTCAAAAACTTATAGAGTTCGCGGAGAATTTACAGAAAAGATCAAAGACTTATCTTTAGATTTCATTATTGAAACTAAAGAAAGAATAGAAGAAGCTGATATAGTTAATGCTTTACTTTACAAGCACTTAAATGAACTTAAGGCAAAAGATGTAACTAAATATATCGAGGAAATAAAAAAAGCTGATTAACTTGATTTTCATAGATATTGAGTACTGAACAAAAAAGGGCGATTAATTCGCCCTTCTCTTTTGCTCAACCGGATGTCGCATAACGTAACTATTATGTTAAATAGAATGTCGGGGATTGTGCCCTATACAAACTGTATGTTGGCACAACTTCACTGGAGAGATCCACCGATAGTTTAATCTCTCCAGTGAAGC